GTGACGGACGCCCTCTTCGGACAGCGCCTGGTCGAGTGGGCTGAGGAGGAAGTCGAAATCCTCATCCCACTCGGCCATCTCCGCTGGCACTGGCAGATCACCATCCGCGGCCGTGTGTGGGCGCAGGGTCGCGGATGGCGGACCCTCAAGCCACTGCTCGCAGGCGTCGAAGAGGTCGCGTACCGCTGTGACCACGTGCCCGGCTACGGAGGAATAGGCGCCGGGCTTCGATCTCTCGTCGCGGGGGTCACGCCGTGAGCCGCCGCCGCAAGAAGCACCCGCGCAAGTGGGTCAAGAAGACCGATCTGAAACGGACGTGCCCGAGCGGCAAGCACGAATACGCCCAGCCCGGCGAAGCCGTTGCCGCCTGCCCGAACCACGAGGTCTACCGCTGCGAGGACTGCGGCAAGTTCCACGTCGCCGACCCGATCAGTCGCCGGGCTCGCCAGGCCAGGGCGAGGAGGGGCGAATTTTGAGCGCGCAGCAGGACCGCGATCGCCTGGCGCCGCGCCGAGAACTCGACGAAGAGAAGACCGGCCGGCGGGCCGGCCTGCCGTGCAACCTGATCCGCCGTCCGGTCCAACTACCGGCGATGCAGCGGGTCCAGAAACGAGGAGGAAAGAAGTGACGGAGACGCAACCGCTGGTCGCCTTCCACGGCGACCAGGCAGTCAAGGACAAGCTGCTCGAGCGCATCGGCGCGCACGAGAAAGCCGACGCGATCGTGAGCGGCACCTACGGGCGAAAGGAGGGCGGGGTCTGGAAGGGCTGCGCCGTCGGCTGCTCGGTCCACGACCTGACCCAGGACAAACGCCTGGAGAACCCGCACACCCGATACCCGGAGTTGCTTGGCATCCCCGAGTGGGTGGCCCACCTCGAGGATCAGGTCTTCGAGGGGATGTCCGCCGAGAAGCGGACCGGGTTCCCACGCCGGTTCGCCGAGGCGATCCCGGTCGGCGGCGACTTCGACGGGCTGGCCGACCGCCTCGCGATCCGCCGTCTCAAGGAGGAGTGCCTGTCGCTGAGCGGCATGTGGCCGGAGTCGGTCCGCGCCCAGGTGGTCGCCGCCATCGAGCAGACGATCGCGGCGCTCGAAAGTGGCGACGAGAAGAAGAGGTCGGCGGCGTGGTCGGCGTGGTCGGCGGCGTGGTCGGCGGAGTCGGCGGCGTGGTCGGCGGCGAGGTCGGCGGCGTGGTCGGCGGCGAGGTCGGCGGCGAGGTCGGCGGAGTCGGCGGCGTGGTCGGCGGCGAGGTCGGCGGCGTGGTCGGCGGCGAGGTCGGCGGCGTGGTCGGCGGCGAGGTCGGCGGCGTTCGACCGTGAGGCCGACCGCCTTGTCTCCGAGCTCGAAGCCCTTCCGGTCCCGGTCGCCGCGGCTGCGTGACCACACCGGCTGCCTACCGGCGGGTGTCGTGGGAGCGGAGCAGGTTCCGTTCCCCGACGCCGGCCCAGACACGCGCGCTGGTCCGGCGCTCTGGTGAAGCAGGCATCGAGGTCCCACGCGTCCGCACCAAGGCGCAGGCCAGCGACGCCCTGACGCGCCTCGAAAACCTCCTGCGCACCCCGACCCTGGGGCCGATGTGAGCCGGCTCGAGGACGTGCGCACGTCGTTGTGGGAGGACGAGGACTTCGACGAGCTGAGCCCGGAGGCGAAGCTGATCTACCTGTGGTCGTTCACCAACGACCGCTGCGGGATGAGCGGCGTCTACCGCGTCAAGGCGAAGTCGATCGGTGAGGGGTGCCTGCCGCCGAAGAAGCGCGACGAGGCGATCAAGGAGCTGGAAGCCGCCCACTACCTGCGCTATGTCGAGGGCTGGCTGTGGGTCCGCTCGCGGGTCAAGCACCTGCGGACGAAGGGTCTGAAAATGGCGCGCGGCGTGATCCGCGACATCGAACGGGTGCCCGCCGACCACCCGCTGCGCGGCGCCTTCTTGACCTACTACGTCGAGAACTCCTGGGTCAGCAAATGGCTTGTCGAAGCCAAGGACGAAGGGCTATCCATACCCCATTCCACACCCATTGATGGGTTGCAGGGTAAGGGCACGGGCCAGGGCAAGGGCTCGGGTGCTGGTGGTGAGGATGAAGAGAAGGAACCGAGGAAAGGGACGGACGCGCCCGCGCGCGCGACTCTGAGCAAAGACCAACTCCGCGCCGACTGGACCCGCTGGCTCGCCCACTTCCACGAGACGACGGGCCACACCCACGTCACGGGCAGCGAAGACGCGAAGAGGGCGTTCGCCGCCCGTCGCAACGACGGCCGCACCGTCGAGGAATTGATGGAGGCGACGGTCGGCTGCCACGGCGACGAGAAGCTGCGCGAGCAGGGCTTCGACCGACCCGAGACGATCCTGCGCGCCTCGAAATTCGAGCGGTACATCGGCCTCGCCCGCAAGGCGGCCGGTAAGACCTCTGGCGGCAAACCGAAGGAATCCGCCGGCGCCGCCGCCAACCGCCGCCGCGAAGAAATGATGGCCGCCCAACGGAGCGCCGCCTGATGGCCGACGCGCAGATCCCGCCGCAGGACCCGGAGGCCGAGCGCGCGGTGCTCTCGGAGTTCATCGACAACTCCCCCGGCTCACTGAAAGCCGCGGTCACGTCCGGGCTCGAGCCCGGCGATTTCTACTTCGAGTCGCACGGGCTGGTCTACCGCGCCCTGCGCAAGGTCGTGGCGGACGGCGGCGAGCCCGACGAAATGGCGGTCTGGGCGGCGCTTGAGTCGATGGGCCTTGCCGCCCCCACCAACCCCGAAGGGGTCCCCCGCCTGCAGGTGACGGAACTGGCCGGGCGCTCCACTCTCCTCGGCGTCCAGCAGAAGATCGACCGGCTGATCGGACTTTCGCGGCTGCGGGACAAGCTGCGCGGCGCCCAGCTCATGCAGCAGGCGGTCTACGAGCTGGACGACACGAAGCGCGCCGACTTGATGCAGGAAGGCATGGAGCTGATCGTCGCCGACCTCACCGCCAGCCGCGGACCCAGCAAGGCGGCCGAGATCGCCGACGAGTACGTGCGCTACCTGACCGAGCCGGCGCCGGATGAAGTCTTCGAGCTGCCCTACCCCGACCTGAACAGGTGCATCCTCGGCGGCTTCCGCCGGAAGGAAGTCGCGGTCCTCGGCGCCTGGCCCGAACACGGCAAGTCGTGGCTCGTCGACCAGATGCTGACCCGCTGGGCCGAGCAGAACTACCGCTGCGTCCTCTTCGCGACCGAGATGGACTGGCTGATGCGAGCCACCCGGTTCACCGCCGCGCAGACCGAGATCCCGATGGAAAAGCTGCTGCGGAAAGACCTCACCCCGGCCGAGCTCGCCGAAGCCGAAGCCGCGGTCAAGAAGCTGCCCTACGACTACCACGACGCCGCCGGGTGGAACGAGAACATGATCGCCGAGCAGGTGATCCTCGGTGGCTACGACGTGGCCGTGATTGACGTTGTGAACTACCTGCCCGAGTACGTCGAGAAGGTCGCCTACGCGGAGCGCATCTGCCAGCGGATGCTCGCCACCGCCCAGCGCGGCAACGCCCTGGTCGTGCTCGTCTCCCACTTCAACCGCGAGCGCGACAAGTCGGCGACGAAGCCGCGGCCAGTGAAACGCGACCTCAAGCAGACCTCCGCGCTCGAGCAGATCGCCGGGACGATCCTCTTCCTGCACCGCGACGAAACGCTGAGCGAGGACGGCGAAGGCATCACGATCGAGCCGAGCGGCGAGCTGTTCTACGCGAAGACGAGGACCGGCATGGGCGGGTCGATCCGCGTCGTCCAGAACGCCCGCACCCTCACCTTCCTGCAGGAAGCCCGACCCGACCCCGAAGAAGCGGCGCTCGCCCGCGGCGGCGCCCTTCCCGGCGCGATGTCCAGCTGGTCCGCATCCGAGACGGAGCCGCGCTTTTGACCGAGGGCCGCCCCACCGCCACGACCGAGTTGTCCCCGCTGCGCCGCGAGCAGATGCGGCGCGCTCGCCGCGCTGAGGAACGGCGCTGGCGGGCGCTCGCGGGGCCGGTGACGAGGAGCTACATGGACTGTCCGAACTGCGGCGAGCCGCACGACCGCCGCCAGCCGTGCCCGGGCCACGATCCCGCTGTCGAAGCCGAGTTGGGGAGGCTGCCCGGCCGCGCCGACGACGGCGACGGGCCCTTCTGCCCGGAATGCGGGATTGAACCGAGCCTGAACGACGGCCGGTGCTGGCGCTGCAGGGGCGAGTCGACGATGGAGGCGGGCGCGTGACGGTCGTGCTGACCCACTCGTTCGCCGGCTCGGCGTACCCGGCCAGCCCTTCCGACTGGGGGCGCGGCTACCAGCACGAGCCGGAAACCGACCGGATCGCCGGCGCCTTCCGCGTCGTTGGTGAGCACTACGAGGACGTCGTGATCGGCAACGGCGAGGAGCCGGAGCAGTTCTGGGTGGTGCCCTACGAAGAGTGGGAAGAGCACGCGGAGCAGCAGCACAACCCCGCGTCGCCGCCGTTCGTCGAGGCGATCGCCAACCCGACCATCCGCGCCGGCCTGCGCCGGGCGATCGCCGAAGGGCGCGCGCTCGCTCGCCGCTGCGGCCAGAAAGGAAAGAGCGCGTGAGCAACCCGTGGACGTTCGACGAGGCGCGGAAGGCGTGCCGCGAGGCGAGCCGCCTGCAGGAGGGCGCGGAGGACGCCTTCGAGGCGGCGGCGGTCGACGCGGCGAAAGCCGAAGAGGCGTACCGCATAGCGCTCGCCACCGAGATCGTCAGCCAGCACGACGGCGGCGTGGCTTGGACGGTTGCGCCGGACCTCGCGCGCGGCGACAAGAACGTGGCCGCGCTCCGGCGCGAGAGGGACATCAAGACCGGCGTGCGCGACGCGCTCGACCAGGCGTGTTGGCGCCGCGTCGCCGACCGCAAGGACGCCCAGCGGTTCGCCGACTGGTCGATGCGGCGCGAGCTGGCCGAAGGCTACGACGACTCACCAACCGAGCACAGGAGGGACCGATGAGGTTCGGAAGACAGGACACCGCGACCGCCGAGCCGGAGGCGCCGCCGGCGCTCACCGTTGACATCGAGGTCCGCGAGCGCGACGAGTTCAAGCGGGTCGACGAGCAGACCCGGAAGGCGATCGCGCAGGCCGACCGGCTGACCGGCGAGGTCGAAGATCAGGAGACGGCGAGCGAAGTCACCGACGCCCTGGCCGAGATCCGCAACGCGATCACGGACGGCGAGACGGCGCGGAAGGCGCTGAAAAAACCGTTCGACGCTGCGGGCAGCCGCGTCCACGCCGCCTTCAAGGAGCTGGCCTCGCCCCTCGAAGCCCGCAAGCAGAGCCTCGAAGAGAGGTTCATCGCCTACGAGGAGCGGAAAGAAAAAGCGGCGACCGAGCGCCGGGAACGGGAGGAAGCCGAGGCCGCCCGGGCGCAGGAAGAGGAGAACGCCGCAGCAGAGTCAGAGGGCCGAGCCGCCCACCACGTCTCGGCGCCGTCGCCGCGTGTCGAGCCGACCGGCGCGCGGGGCGCGAGCGGCGCGAAGGGCTCGCCGACGACCGAACTCAAATACCGGATCACCGACGAGGACGCGCTGCCCGACGAGTACGTGGAACGGGTGCCGCGCAAAGGGAAGATCCTCGCCGACGTGCGGCAGGGCATCGTGATTCCCGGTGTCGAACCGTACCGCGACAAACGGGTGCGGGTGGGCTGATGAGCGGCCCGCGCCCACCGATCGAAGGGCTGCCGAAGCAGCAGGAGTGGAAGGTGCTCGCCGTCCGCGAGGGCGCCGAGGAACCCGGCCAGAAAGGAGGCACCCTCAAGAAGTTCTACGTCGATTTCGAGGGCTGCGACGACGTGTACTGGCGGCGGAAAATGCCGGCTCAGGTGGAGGTCGGGCGGACCTACTTCGGCACGATCAGCAACGGCGACTACGGGCCGATCTTCAAGAAGGAATCGCCCGGCGGTGCCGGCGGTCACGGTGGCGGCAGCGGGGGCGGCAGCAGCCGTGGTGGAGGCCGCAGCTTCAAGCCCGAGTCCGAGTTTGATCCCGAGAAGGTCGCTCGCATGGGCCGCGCCCACGCGCAGGAGATGGCGCTGACCTGGCTCGACGCGATCGGCGACATGCCCAACGAGCTCGCCGACCTTTGGCCGTTCGTCGATGCCTTCGAGGCGGACGTGAACGCTGCAGGTGCTAAGGCGAAGGCGGCAGCGCCGCCACCGGCCGCACAGCCTCAGCAGCAGTCGCCACCGCCCGAGCCTCAGCCGGTCGACGAGACGACGATCCGCAACCTCTGCGAACACGCGGGGCTCGACCAGGCGCCGGCGGATCGGCTGACGACGTTCGTGTGCTCGCGGCTCAAGCCCGAGCAGCAGCAGCGCGCCAAGAACGGGCTCGAAAGGGAGACGGCGGACACCCTGGCGCAGCTCGCGTCGGCGTTCGAGCAGGCCGAAGGATTCCCCCTGAAAGAAGAGGACGACATTCCGTTTTGAAGCTGCCGAGAGACACCCGCGCTGCCATCTACGAGGCCAACGGTCGCCCGGTGCAGATTCCGTGGCCGCCTCGCGCCGAGCCGCCGAAACGCGGTCATGTCTACACGATCCAGTCTCGCGCCCGGTCGGCCGGCGTGTCGACGATCCTCGTGCTCGACTTCCGCAAGTTCGCCGAGGAGGAGGACGGCGAGGGCCTGCTGGTCACCGTGCAGCAGTCGACCGACCCGGGCCGCTCCCGCGTCTCGAAGTCGACGCAGCGCCACGTCGGCGGCGTGGGGACGCTGACCACCCACGCGCCGGACGGCAGGACGATGAGCGATTTCACCGAGGGCGAGCCCGGCCGGATCGATCGCTACGCCGAGGAGCAATTGGCCAACCAGGCTTACGGCCGCTCAGCGGTGCTCCGCGCCGAGCGTCGCTGCATGGAGGAGATCAGGGATCGCGAAAGCGAGATCGAGCGCGCCCGCGCTGCGGGCTCGCCCACGGCGCTCGCCGAAGGCGGACTCGAACGCGCGAAGCGCCGGCTGACGGACGTTCACTCGCCCGTCGCCAGGCGGTCGACGCCGAAACGCGAACCGGCCGCTCCCACGCTGCCCGAACCGCCGCCAGTCTCGATCGAGACGGTCCTGCACGTCCTCCGCGACGACGACGCCGCGAGTGACATCGCCACCCGCCTCGGCCGCCCGACGACGAAACTGCGGTCGATCGTCTCGGCGCTGATCGAGCTGCGCGCGCAGGGCCTCGTCTACTACCGGATCGAAGTCGACGAGGACGGCGAGAACCCGACCGGCCGGTGGCGGCATCGTCCCGGCGCTACGGAGCTGGGAGAGGCGGCGTAGATGGCTGTGGGGCTCGACGACTACGACAAGCTGCTGCGGTTCGCGTGGTCCGATCCGAAGGCGCTGGCGCAGGGCGAAGAACTGCTTTCGAGCGGGTGGTTCCTGGCTGACCGCGAACCGATCGACTTCGACTGGTACGAGCCGACGACGGCGTGGCGGCGGGACAATGCCCGGTGGGTCGAGTGGTTCGGCGGCGAGAAGTTCGGGAAGGCGGCGCCGCCGGTCGAAGGGCCGAACAACCCGGATCGCCTACGTCGGGAACTGGCAGATGCGGAAGCCGACGAGAGGGCCGCGTTGGGGCGCCGTGACGAGGCAGAAGAGGAAGCCGAGCAGGCCGCCGAGCGCATCCGCCGCCTGCGATGGCGGCTAGCTGCTCGCGACGCCGAAACGTCCGCCCGGAGCGGCTAGAATTCACCGCAGGTTCGTCGGACCACGCCCGCAGACAGCGGGCCTCGACTCGCCCATAGGCGTAGTGCGTCCTGACGAGCCTCACGCGTCTCCTCGACGCTCCCGCCGCCCGGCCCGCTCCCTACGGGTCTCGACCAGGCGGCGGGGACCTTCCCAGCTGACGTGGTGTAAGAGACGATCCACAAGACAGCACAGCGGTCGCAAGTCAACCCAGAACAGGCGGATGCACGGGCCGCCTCGCCGCAGATGCCGGGTGACGAATCGGTAGTCCCGGCCGTCAGCTTCAACTTCATGCCGCGTTGACCCCCAGCGCCTTGGCCGTCCGACTTCATGAGGGTCGGGCGGCCGTGCTTTGGAGAAGGTGCAGGGCGAGCGGCTCCAACTTTGCCGCGGGGTAGCTCAGTCCGGCAGAGCGCCCGGCTCATAACCGGGAGGTCGCGGGATCGAAGCCCGCCCCCGCTATGGACGACACAGACCGCGCACGGCACCACGGGGGAGGGCCCACGCAGGGGCCGTGCGCGGCGTTCGTCCGCCGGCTAGAAGCGATGCCGGAGGTAGTCGGGGTGGTTGAGCAGGAAGAGTTCGTGCGCAAGGCACGTCTTTGGCATCCCGATCGGGATGCTGAGGCCGTGCCAGGTCGCCAGTACCCCGATGAGGATCTTGCAGGTCTTCGGGAACTCGAAGACGCCCGCCAGGTCACGGCTCAGGTAGACGAAACAGTCCGTACCGGGCCGCGAGAATTCGGCGACGGCTCCTGATGGGAACCGCGGGACGATCTGCGCATCTACGGAGTCGCAACCCGACTCGCCGTAGTAGGCGACCATCGCGACGTTGTAGGCGAACTGCGCGGACGGCGAGAGCGGCGCAGCGGCGACCGGAGCCGCAGCCACGAGCATGAGAACCCCGGCGGTGGCGAGGGCCTGTAGGTGTCTGGTCATCGAGTATGCACCTGTCCTTCCTTGGGATCATCGGCGGTAGGCCGCCGCGACTTGAACCGAGCCCTGCGGCTCGACCAGGCGCGACCGCAGCCGCGCCAAGTCGAACCGCTCAGGCCGCGTCCGCGTAGAGGTGGTCCCAGCCGGGACCGACCGGCACCGTGGGCGGGCAGGAGGTCCGCAGGTCGCCGTGAGCGATCAGGGCCTCGAGCGGTAGCGGCGCCTCCCCGGCGACCCGGAGACAGACGATCTCGTGAACGAGCGTGTCGTGCTCGGGCCACACCATCGACGGCGTGTACGTCAGGTTGAGCTCGTTGGCGAGGAAACCCGCCTCAACCATGCTCCCCCGCCACGCGAGCTCGAGCCCGTCGCGCGAGTCACACACGCTGAACCCGCCCGCCGGATCTTCGACGACCAGCGCCAGCACCCCGGCGCTCATTCCGTGCCCCCGATCCAGATCACACCGTCTGCGTCGTCGGCCTTCGGGGCCAGCGTCGCCGGGAAGGCACGCCGGACCTCGTCCCAGACAGCCGGCTCGGCCATGATCTGATCGACCTCCGCGTTGCAGGCGAGCGCGGCGACCAGTGCCGCCGCGTCCTCGCTCAACTCGACGATCTGCTCGTTGACGATCACGGCGTGGCTCCGTTCGAGCTGGCCGCGTTCAATACCCTTCGTAGTGCTGGACATCGGATCAACCTCCGTGTCTAGAGGGCTGGGTGCTACCAACACCGCGAGCCCGTTTATCGTGCCGCGACCCTATGCACAGTGTGGGCACACCGTCAAGGGATCTAGCCGTCCGTTCGACCACGGCGACCAGACAGGTTCGCCCGGCCGCCAGGTGGTCAACCAGCCCGGCCGATCGCCCGGTCATCCTCGCCGCCAGCCCGGAACCGAAAGCCAAGTAGCCAAGCCGAATAGGCACGGTCGACCGTAGGGACAGAGAGAGGGCAAGACCCATAGGGCCAACGGGCCAGCGCGGGCATAGGGCCAGCGGGCTCAGCCGGAGGCGTAAGCCGGAGGCGGCCCGCCGGGCCGACGCGCGACAGCAGCAAATGCGCGCGAGTGTCAACCCGCGCTTGTCGTCCTCGACCTGGCCGAGCATGGCCGCCCTGTTCGGGATCTGCGCGGGGAACCGCACGGACCCTTGCCACCCCGGGCCAAGCCTTCCCATGCCAGAGCGGTTCGTCTTCCGCGAAACCCCTTCATCGTCAGTGAAGCGGTCACCGCTGCAGGGGGGCGGGGGAGTACGCGAATCCCCGCGCTGCGCGACATATATATCTCCCTCCGGGCCGACAAGCTCAGACCCAAAGGGGCCGAGTGTGCCCACACCCCTGCCCCATCGGGCTACCCTCTGGGCATGGGCTCGTCGAGCTGGGGCGACTACTTCCGCTGGCCCTCCGCGGGTGCCGGCTGGTCCGCATGGGCCTGGCTGCTGCTCGTGCCGAAGCTGGCCCTGGCCGCCGTCGTCTGGGTGGTCGCGATCTGCGCGATCCTCGTCGTCGTCTTCGCCCCCGCCGCGGCCGTCGCGCTGCTGGGCGACACGGTGGGCCTCCCCGGCGTGCTGACGATCCTGGCGACCGGCGCGGCCTTCGTCGCGACGCTCTACTTCGCCGCCGATCTGCTCGACCTCTAGCCCGGCCGCCCCCGGGCTGACCTGACCCCCGCCCCGGCGCCCCGCGCCTCGGGCCGACACGAGGAGGCGCCCCTTGTGGCCCCGACCCCCGCTGCGCCCGCGTCCGGCCTGAGCTGGAATCCGCACCTTCCCCTCGCCGCTGCCCGCCGCCACGGTGGCGCCCGCGGCGTCGCCGGCGTCCTCTGGGCCCGGCTCGTCCGGCGCCTGCGGCCCGCGCCGCGCTTCGTCCCCGACGAATGGCCCTACCCGGACGAAGACCCGCCCGACCCGCTGTGAGTCGGCGCGGCCACACCTACCCCCTGCGGCTGGGCGACGAGGAAGCCGCCGACCTCGAGCGCCGCGCCGAGGAGCGCGGGATCGCGAAGGCGGACGTGATCCGCGAGGCGATGGGCTGGGCGCCCGTGGGCCTGATCCGCCGCGAGGCGGACACCCCCACCCCCCCGGAAAAAATTTCGGCGCCTCCGGCGCCACCGACGACCACCGGCACGTCTGCCGGGGACGCCGACGACGGGCCTGCCGCCCGTGGCCTCTCGGTGCTGAGGGAGCGGATCGAACGCCGCCGCGCCGACGCCGCCACCTGACCCCGACACGGAAGGAGCACCGATGGCACGCGGACGCAAAGAGCCCCCGTTGGGCTCCGGTCAGCGCTTCAAGAACCTGCAGGGCGAGCTCGCCCGCCGCGGCGCCCGGAACCCCGGCGCGCTCGCCGCCTTCATCGGCCGCGAGAAGTACGGGGCCAGGCGCTTCGGCCAGCTCGGCGCCGCCGGTCGGCGCAAGGCGTAGTGAGCCGGCAGAGCTACACCCGCGAGGAGATCGACGCCGCGCTGACGGCGTTCGCGCTCGAGGCGGGCCGCAAGCAGCCGGTCGAACGGATGCTGGCGGCGGCCGGGTTGGAGATCCCGCTGTCGACGGTGCGCGGGTGGGCCTACTCGACCCACCACGAGCACTACGAACGGATCGCCACCGAAATCGAGAAACGGGTCCGCGAACAGCTCCGCGACCAGTACCACCGCCTCGCCCGCACGAGCGCCGAGCTCAGCGAGGACATCTTGGCCCGGATCGACGACGAGCTGACGGCGCGCGACTCCGAACTGCTCGAAGTCGAGGTCGCGATCGAGCGGCTTGGCGAGATCGGCGACGACGACAAGGACACGCTGGCGCTCCGCAAGCAGCTCTGGGAACGCCGCGATCGCCTCCGCGTCGACTTCAAGGATCTGTCGAAGCTGCTGCACGAGTCCGGCGTCATGGGCGGCATCGCCACCGAAAAACTGCAGCTCCTCACCGGGCAGCCCACGGCCCTCGTCGAGCACAGCTTCCCCGAGATCCGGGCCGCGCTCGAACGCAAGGGCGTGCGCCTGCAGGTCGGACAGGGCAAGGCGAAGCCGGTCCCGCCCGTGATCGACGTGCCGGCGCTGCCGGCGGGAGCCGCAAGTGGCGACGCTGCCTGACGGGCTCGCCGTCGAGGTCGACGACCCGACGATCCTCGAAGACCCGGAGGTGGTCGACCTTCTCGCGAAGGCGAACCTGAGCCTCGGCGAGAACCCGCTGCACCGCTACGTGCCGCACTCGCGCCAGCGGTTCTTCCACGAAAACCGGCTGAAGACGAAAGTGTTCACGGGCGGCAACCGCTCCGGCAAGTCGACCGCGACCGTCGTCGACTGCCTGATCCAGGCGCTCGACCTCGACGTGATCCCCGAGCACCTGCGCCCCTACCGGATCTGGGACGAGGACTTCTACTGCCGCTTCGTCACGCCCGACTACGGCCGCGCCTTCCAGTCGGTGCTCGAGACGATCCGCCTCTGGACGCCGAAGTCGCAGTTCCGCGGCGGCGACTGGGAAAAGGCCTTCAAGGACAAGGACAAGGTGCTGTGGTTCGCCAACGGCAACTTCTTCGAGTTCCTGACCCTCGAACAGGACCCCGACGCGCGCTTCGGCGGCTCGGCCCGCCACCGCGTCGTCTTCGACGAGGAGCCCAGCGGCGAGAACGGCGAGAAGATCCGCGAACAGTGCGCGATGCGCCTCGCCGACTACCAGGGCGACGAACTCTTCGGCTTCACCCCTCTCTCCGGCGACCTCGGCTGGGTCTTCGACGAGTTCTGGGAAACGACGGCGGAAAGCGACGAAGCGGAGGAAATCGCTGACCGCGTGTGGGTGAACGAGAAGGCCGGGGTGCTGATGATCCAGGCCGACATCGAAGAGAACCCGCACCTGTCGCCGGAGGGCCGCGACGAAGCCCTGGCGAAAATCCCGCTGCACCGCCGGGCCGCGATCAAGTCGGGCGAATTCAAAGCTGCGAAGGGTCTGGTCTACGACGAGTTCGATCCCCACGCGGGCGGCCTGCATGTCGTCCCCGAAGAGCGGATCGAGCCCGAATTCGTCGCCCGTCTCGAACAGCTCGACGGCATCGACCCGGGCCAGGTGGAGACGGCGGTCCTCTTCTCGGGGATGCAGACGCTCAGCATCGCGGGCGAGGAAGTCAGCCGCCTCGTGATCTACGACGAGCTCACCCTGTCGGGACGGTCGGCGATCCCTGAGCACGCGGCCGAGAGGATGGCGACGCTGCGCGAAGGCTGGGGCCTCTCGCCGGTCGCCAAGTACAACGTCATCGACCCCGCCGCCCGCAGTCGTGACCTCGCATCCGGCGAGCGCGTCGGCGAGGCGTGGGTCCGCGCCGGCGTCCCTGTCGTCTACGGCAAGAACGACCTCGAAGCGGGCGTCCTCGAGATCAAGCGGCGGATGAGTCACATGATCCCCTGCGACGAGGTATGCCCCCGCTGCAAGGGCGTCGGGACCGAGATGGACGCACCCGGCGATCCGTGTCAGCTCTGCGGCGGCGACGGCGCGATCAAGCAGAAACCGTTCTCGCTGATCGCCATCTCCTCCCGCTGCGCGGACCTGATCCGGCAACTGCGCAAGTACCGCCAGAAACCCAAGGAGGACGGCAGCTTCGGGGTCGTCAAGAAGGACGACCACAAGTGCGACGCCCTCAAATACGTCGCGATGGAGCGCCCCGTCCCGATCCGCCGCAGGCGCCGCAGCCGATCGCAGGCGTGGGTGCCTGGCACCGCCCCCCCTTACAAGCCCCCCCGGCCCCGCAGCGGCACGGTGATGGGCAAGTACACCTGACCGAAAGGAACCCCGTGAAAGCACGCCTCGTCGAGCTGCCCTCCAACACGAGCTCGCCCCCCCACTGCTGCATCGTCACCGGCCGCCTCGATGCCCCGGTGATCGACTTCGGCGACCCGACCGCGAAGGCGCAGGGGCCGAACGACCCGCGGATCTACATCCGCGAGGGCGTCGTCGAGAAGGCCGCCCGCGACCTGCTCGGCATGGTGCCGCGGGCCGAGGTCGACGGGCTGCGCGAAGAGCTGGCCGCCAGCGAGGCCGAGCGACAGCGGCTCGCCGAGATCGTCGGCGGCGGCGAAGAGCTGGGGGAAGCCGAAGAACGGATGCGCGCGGCGCTCGGACCCGCGCCGGACCACGACACGGCCGCCGACTCAGGCGCCGGCAAGCCAAAGGAGTAGCGATGCCCACGGTTCTCTATCTGTCCGAGCGCGAGACGGTCGACCTGTTCAAGGTCACCGCGCTCGAAGCCCACACCGGCAGCGTCGTCGCGAAGTCCGCGGACGGCGACCCGATCGATCTTTTCCCCGGCGACCGGCTGATCGACCCGCAGACCCCGCTCGCCGTCACCGGCCCCGGCCGGATCAAATACTGGGTGGAGGGCGAACCGTACGAGCCCGCGGAGGCCCCGCGGGGTGACGCCGGCGGCTCGGGCGGCTCCTACGAGGCGCGCACCGAGGATGAGCTGTACGAGCTCGCCAAGGAGCGCAAGATCAAGGGCCGCTCCAAGATGAGCAAGGAGCAGTTGATCGACGCGCTGCGGGTGGCCGAGTGATCTACCTCGCGATCGCCGTCCTCGTCCTGGTCCTCTTCGTCTGCTACCGGGATCTCCTCTGGGAAGGACGGGTCAGCAAGATCGAACTCGAGCGGGCCGCAGAACGGGAGGCGGCGAGGGCCGAGCGCCGCGAGCTCTACCAGCGCATCCAGGCGCCGGAGGCGGCGACTGCCGAGCATGTCCGGGCCAGTCGCCCCGACCGTCGGCGTGCGCGCCCGATAGCGGCCGACGACGACGCCGCCTACAAGGCGAGGACCGAGGCCGAGGATGGCTGATGCAAAGACGGAGCCGAGAGGCCGCGAGTCCGTCCCCACCGACGTCGAAGAGCGCCTGAAGCGCGGACGCGAGGGCCTGCGGGAAGTGCAGGCGCGGCGCCTGTTGGCGATCGAATTCGCCAACGGCAACCACTTCTCGGAGCTGAACGACGACCAGACCAAAGTCGTCAACCTCTCGACCACTGCCGTCGCGCAGGGCGGCGAAAAGCCGGACCATCGCGTACGGCGCTCCAACGAGATCGTGGCCCCGATGCTCAAGCGCAAGATCTCGGCGGCGACGCAGCGTGAGCCCGAATGGGAATCGACCAACGCGACGCCCGACCCCGAAGACTATGCGGCGTCCCGGCTGGCCCTGCGGATCGCTCGCGCGGGCTATCCGCTCTGGGGCTTCCCGGCCGCCGAGCCGAAGGCGTTGTGGTGGGCGATGGTCACCGAGGAAGCATTCGGGCGGGCCGTGTGGAACGCGAACGTCGGCCCCTACGAGGACGTCTCGCAGCATCCGGAAGCCGAATTCGAAGACCCCGAGACGGGCGAGCGCCCCTACGCCGGCCAGCCGGACCCGGGGAACCCTGTGTGGCGCGGCCGGGGCGAGATAGAGATAAGCGTCTACTCCGGCCTCGAGGTCTTCTGGGAGCCGGGCGTCGACTTCGAGAAGTCGCGCTGGTACGCGGTCGAGCACGCCCGCGCGATCGAGGAGATCGAAGACGAACCCGGCTTCATCAAGATCCCCGGCGAGAAGCTGCGGGCCGACGCGAAGACGACCGGCGAAGGCCGTAGCACGACCCGCCAGAAGAAGGGCTCCAAGCTGGGGATCGTCACCGAATACTTCGAGCGGCCCTGTCAGAGGTACCCGAAGGGGCGCTGGGGCACCTACGCGGACGGCCGCAAGATCTTCCCCGACGAGGACTACCCGATGGAAGACGCGCAGGGCAACGTCGTCGACACGCCGTGCCTGCGGCGCCTCTACTACGACGTGGACGCCTCGTCCGACCGGGCGAAGGGCCTCGTGCAACAGGCGATCGACGTCGTGCGTAGCCACGACCTGGCGATCAACAAGCAGAGCGAGTACACCCAGATCGGCCTCAACGCCCAGGTCATAGCGCCGGAGGGCGTGTTGAGCACCGACCCGACCGACGAGCCAGGGCTGGTAATCGAGTACGACCGGACCCTGGCCGGCGGCGAACGGCCGGAATGGCGCGAAAACGTCCCGTTCCCCAACGAGCTCTTCCAGATGGAAGAACGGGCGAAGGCGCGGTTCTCGGCGATCACCTTCGACGAAGACGTGCCGCCGCAGCTCGAATCGGGGAAGGCGATCGGGCAGGCGACCGAACTCAGCCGCTCGGCCTGGCAGCGCTTCATCGACGACTTCGACCGCTGGCGCTCGGAGCTGATGTCCGACTGCCTCGTGATCGCCCAACGCAAATACGGCGCCGACCGGGATCTCAAATTCCAGGGGACGACCGGCTGGGAACCTGTCGGCGACTTCCAGGGCGCCGACATCCGCAACCAAACGGACGTTCGGGTGCGCGTCAGCGCGACGCAGATGCTCACGCGCCCGCAGATCGAACAGCGGATCTTGCAGCTCGCCAATACCTTCCCGAACGTCTTCCCGCCGGAGGTCGTGATCGAGGCGATCAACTCGGCGACGCCCGAAAAACTCATCCAGGGCTACGAAGAGGACGTCGGGCGCGCCCACCGCGTGGTCGAGCAGCTTCGCAACGGCACCTTCTGGGACCAGCCGGATCGACCGGCGCTCCCCGGCGAGGAAGCGCTGAAAGTCGACTTGCGCGGGAACCCGATGGTCCCCGGCTGGCTGCCGCGACCCTTCGACTCGCTGCCGATCCTCAAACGTGCGATCGAGGAATGGATGAAGACCGACGACTGGGACCGATCGGACCTCCAGATCAAGGAAGCGAGCCTCTTCTACTACCAGAAGCTGCTCGACCTCGAATCCCAGCAGGCACAGCGCGAAGCCGAACAGCAGAACGCGCTCGCCGAAGAACAGGGGATGCAGAATGCGGCGAAAGAACAGACGCCGAAGCCGACGCCTTCCCAGCCCGGCGAAGAAGCCGGCGAAGCGCCGCCGCCGCGGCAGTAATCCCCCCACCGACCTTTCCTCGGACAAGCGCCCCCGGGCGCCCCGAACCCAAACTGCGGACAAGCGCCTCGGCGCCCCGCGTGAACAAAGGAGTCACATGCACGACGGAGCCCCTGCTCAGCAGGACAAGCCCGACACCCTCCCGATGCTGGACGAGGTTCTGAGCCTCGCCCCCGCACTCGAAGCAGGCTGGGCGGCAGAAAGCGCCGCCATCCCACCCGGCACCCTCCGTAACGAGGGCGAGCCGGAGGCCGGTGACGAGCCCGGAGGAGACACCACCGCTCTCGGCCCCGACGAGGGAGAACCGGGCGGTTCGGAAGAAGCGGAGTCGTTCTACGACTTCGACCCCTCACAGGTTCCCGACGACGCGGATCGCGACTGGCTTGGCAACAAGTACAGCGAGATGCGCTCGGCCTTCACCAAGAAGGCACAGGAATTTGGCGAGGGACGGCGCGCAGCCGAAGAGTCGCAGGCCCTCATCGAAGGTCTGCGTGACCCCGAAACCATGCCCCACTACCTGCGGCTTCTCGGAGTCGACCTGTCGAATCCCCAGCACCTGCAGTCGCTCGGGATCAACGTGCAGGCCGCCGACGACGATCTGGCCGCTCTGCTGGACGACGAAGAGCCCGACCCGACTGAGCGGGTCGAACAGCTCGAGGCGTTGATCGCCCAGGAACGCGAAGAAGGCGAAGCGGCTGCGGAACTGCAGGCGCTCGACGACCTCGCCGACCAGGAACTCGAGGGGATCGAGCAGCAGTGGGGCCGCAAACTCACCGACGTCGAGGACGAGATTCTTCGCCAGCGTGCGGAGAACAATCCCGGCCCGGATGGGTTGCCCGACTACGCCTCCGCGGCGAATGTGCTCAAAGGCGCTCTGAACCAGGGCGTCGAGCACGAGCTGAAACGGCGGCGGGAAGGTGGCGGAAGGGGAGCACCGGGCGGTAGGCCCGGCGGCAAAGCGCTGGATCCGAATAAAGACGAGGACCGTCTTGCCCTCGGCGCCGCAGCGGCCGAAAGGGCGATGGCCTCCCAGCAATAAGGAGTCCCTTTCAATGCAGAATGCAACGGCCTTCCTGGCCGCGATGAAAGAGACGTGGTTGAGTGATTCGATCGAGAATTCGGTCTTCGTCGGAAGCCCGCTGCTCGACCAGTTCACGAAACTCACGCCTACGGGCGAACACGGTGACAAAGTTCTCGTCGCCGTCCGCACCGGCCTGTCCGGTGGCTTCTCGGCGGTGCCCCGAGACGGTTCGTCCGAACTGAACGAAGGCACCAACGTCGCGACCAAGCAGGCGGAATATCACTATTCCCACAACTGGTTCGACGTGATCATCGAGTCCGCGGTGATCGACGAATCCGCGACGTCCGCGCTGGCGGTCGCCAAAGCTGTCGAGACGGAGCGCGAAGGCGCGGTCGACGGCATCAAGCGCCAGCTCCAGCGAGGTCTGTTCTCGGACGGTTCGGGGATCATCTGCTCGCTGGAAGACAGCGAAGGTGCGAAAAACACCTTCACCGTCGACAGCGACGGGAAAGGCGCCCTGAAGCGCGGGCACCTGTACCCGGGCCTGAAGGTCGACATCGGCACCAAAGCGGCCGAGGACTCGCTTGGCGACAAGCGCGAAATCACGGCCGTCTCGGTGAAGAACGGGACGATCACGATCTCGGGGACCGCGATCGACAGCGAAGAAGACGGCAAATTCTTCGTGTCGATCGCCAACGCCCGCGACGGGGAAGAATCCTTCGAGATCGACGGGTTGCTGGCGATGCTCAGCGACACGGTGACCTACGGAGGTATCGACCCGGACGAAGTCCCGACGTGGGCCGCCTCCGTCGAAGACGAAGAACAGGACGTCTCGACGTCCCTCGTCTACGGGCTGGAAGAGGAGATCTTCCAGACCTCGGGCGAGGAAGCCGACTGGTGCATCTCGTCCGCGAGGCAGGTCACCGTCCTCAGCGAAGCGTTGCAGGCGCAGGTTCGCTTCAACGGCGGTGAGAGCTACAACACCGGAAAACGGAAAGGGCTCACCACCCCGAACGGCGTGGAGATCGATCGCCAGTTCGACTGCCCGGACCGGTGCCTGTTCATGCTGCGTAAACGGGATCTCGGTTCCGTCCGCAGCAAACAGGGCCCGCAGTGGGCCTCGCCGGAGATGATCCGCCATCAGGAGGGGACGACCCGGTTCCGGGGCGACCTCGTGTGGCGGCTCAACACGGCGCTGCTCCGTCGCAACACCCACGCGGTCGCGACGAAACTGAAATAGGAAGACGGGCCGCTCCCTCCGGGGGGCGGCCTTCTTTCTGCGTTGCCACAGATCCTTCAAATCGTCAGCCCGACGAAAGGAGCCCGATCATGGGCGTAGTAGTCGCAAGAACCAAGAAGGCCCGCGTCCCGGGGGCGGAACGCCGCACCGTCACCGATGTCACCTTCGACAACTCTTACGCCGAAGGCGGCGAGCCGCTGACCGCCGAGCAACTCGGCCTCAACAGCGTCGATGTCGCAGTGTGCAGCCTGATCCACGGTTCGGAATCGACCGAACTGCTCGCAGGTGCTGCCTGGTACTCCGGCGGAAAGCTGCACCTGCTCGATGTCAAGACCGGCAAAGAGGTCGCCTCGACCAAAGACATGTCGAAGGTCGTCGTCCAGGTCGTCGCGTTCGGTCACTAGACGATGCCGACCACCCCGGCGGGGCTGCTCGTCCCGGTCAGCCATGAGGAGCGGATGCGGGCGATCGACGCCCGACGCGAGAAGATGGAGGCGACCGACAGCTCGGCCGGGCAGCCGCTCGAGCGCGAGCTGCGCACGCTCGACGACCGCCTGCGCGTCGTCCTCGTCGACCCGCGCGCCGGGGAGCTGCACCCACGGGAGCGCGGCCCGGGGCTGATCCCGGGGCGCTGGCACATCAAGCTCCTGACGCGCCCGCTCAACGCCTACTTCCCTCTCTGTGGTCCCGATTGGGTCTACGCCGAGCCCGGGCTGTTCTGGGTCGAGCGGTTCAAAGCGCGTGACCTCTGGCGCCGTGGCGCGCTGGAGGAGATCCGCCGCGGCGAAGAGGCTGAGGAGAAGCGGCGCGCACGACAGGAACAGCTCGAAGCCGAACAGCGGCGCGATGAAACGGCGCTCGCCTACCGAGCGGCGAAGCGCGTCCGCGGCGACGGTGGCGAGCACCGACGCACCGACCGACGCAACGCCCGTCACGTCCCTTACGCCGGAGGCGTCAGCTTCCCGGCGACGACCGACTCCGGCCTCCTGATCCCGCGCAAGGCCGCGTAATGAACCTCGAAGAACTCCGAAAAGAGGTCATCGCGCTGGGCGCCGAAAGCGTCGCGACCGAAGACGGTGGCGAAGACCGGATCAACCGCTGGCTGAACCAGGCCCACCGCTGGCTCTGCGACTTCAAACCGTGGCCCTTCCTCTTCGCCGAACAGGAAGGCACGGCGCCGCTGACGATCGCCGAGCTCGGCCACGTGGTCGCCGTGTCCGACGTGACCAATCGAAACCCGCTCGAACCTGTCACGGTCAACCAACTCCTTCTCGGCGACCCGAACCTCGACGGCGTGGGCAGCGCCGAATACTGGTACACGGAGGACGGGAAAACGATCAAGGTCTACCCGGCGAGCGGCGCCACCTTCAACGTGCGCTACCGCAAGGTGCCGGTCGTGCTCGCCGACGCGGACGAACCGCTGATCCCGGAGGACTACCAAGAGCTCATCATCACCCGCGCCCGGGTTGAGGTCTACAAGGCGACCGACAACTTCGAGGCGGCGGCGGAAATCCTCAAGGACTACGAACGCGGGCGCGGCGAAATGGTCCATGCGCTGATGAAGCCGAACTACGACAAGGAGCGGCGGATCACGCGCACGGGTCGCCGCGGCGACTACCTGTGATGGCGTCCGCGAAGCCTCCCACCCCGGCCGCCTTCGGGCCGTTCGGTGGCCTCGCACTCAGTCGTGCGCCCGACGAAGTCGGGGGCGAGAACGCGATCGACCTCCTCGACGTCGACTGGGACACGCGCGGCGTGCTCGGCTCGAGGATGGGCACCGCGGCGCTGTTCGACGAACTCGAACACAACTACGACGTGCTCTTCGGCGCCGCAGTGCTCTTCGGGCCGCTCGGCGAGGAGTTCGCCCTCCTCGCGCGCCGCGGCGAAACGCTGGTCGCGCTCGATGAAGAAGGGGCCGAGACGGACACCCTCGCGGTCAGCACCGGGCGCCTGAACTTCGCGCAGATGGGCGGCAACACGCTCACGCCGGTCACCTACATCGCCAACCAGAACGAACAGGTGCGGGGATTCGCCCACGGGGAATTCGCCTCACCGACCGCGACGGTCGACGGTGCAGAAGGCAAAGACATGCCTCGCGCGCACTTCATCGTCAACTGGCAGGACGGCGCCAATCGCCTGGTCGTCGCCAACACCACCCTCACGGGCGGACCCGCGGGCGGCTCGGGCTCGCCCTCACACGTCTTCTTCTCCGACCCCGGGCAGCCGACGAGCTTCGCGTCGACGAGCTTCGTGCAGCTCAACCCCGGGGACGGCCAGCAGATCATCGGCGCGGCCGTCTGGGGGCGCCAGGTGTACATCTTCAAGGAAACGTACGTCTTCGTCTTCTATGGCATCTCGGCCGACGAAGAAGGGCTGCCGATCTTCAACTTCAGGACCGTCGACCTGGGGACGCGGGCGCTCGCCCAGCGCGGGTCCGGCTCGCCCAACGTGGTCGCCGGGCGCGACGGGGTCTACTTCGTCGCCCGCGACGGAATCTGGGTGACGACCGGCGGCCGTCCGTCCCTGGTCACGGACATGCTCGACTTCGGTGGCGACCGCCGCAACCCGCAGTCCGAACTCGGCGGCGCGGCGTACCCCACCTGGGAACAGGCCAAGGGGCTCGCCTACCTCGACGACTGCCTCTACGTCGGGTTCGGGGAAGAACCCGGTGAGGGTGCGATCCCGGTGAAGCGCATCCTGAAAGTCGACCTGATCACTGGGCGCGTCACCTACTGGAAGACGAACCTTTCGGGCTTCACCGTCTGGGCCTCGACCTGGGAAGGGGAACCGCGCCTGCACTTCTCCGGGGCCGGGGAGGCGGCCAAGGGCATCTACTTCTTCACCCCGGAGGCGGAGGAGGACATCGTGGTCGAGATGGACCCCTACTACGAATCGGGCTTCTACGACCTCGGTGACCCCGATGAAAAGACGCTGGTCGGGACGAAGGTGTGGGGGAGCGGCACCGTGGAAGTCTCGGCCGGGGCGGACTTCGGGGCGCCCGGGACCGCGAAGACGTATGAGCTGGGGGCCGGGGACGCCGTCGACCAGCGCCACCTCCAGCTCGGACAGTCGGCGTCGGTCTTCAACCACCGGATCTCGGGGACCGCGCCCTGGGCGCTGCAGCGCCTCGTGCGCTACCTGCGTGAGACGCGGGTCCCGGGGACGGAGAAGCCGTGACGAGGCCACTCCCCCAGCGCGATGTCGAGGCCCGCGTCACCCCCGGCGCCTCGAGGCTGTCGTCGATCTATCGCCGTGCGTTCAAGGCGATCAAGGACCCCGCTGTCCGGGAGGTCGTGGGGGAGCTGTTCCGGAAGTCGCGCGAGAACCAGGAAAACTTCGAGGAGATCGAGCAGTGGTTTCCGGTCGAGGGACATGCGCCCGACGACTTCCGCGCGCTCGAACAGGCATTCGCCGGGGAAGTGCCTGCGGGGGTGGAAGAAGACTGGGAAACGATCGAAGAATTCGACGCCGACCTCTTCGGGGTCGAAGGCAACCTCCTACGGGTGGACCTCTGGGCCGAACACACCCATGGCACCGAAGGCGAACCCGGCCCCGAAGGCCCCCCGGGTGAAGGGGGAGAAGGCGGCACCGAAGGGCGATGGGCGTCCGTCCACTTCGGCTTCTCGAGCAACCACGAACAGACCGACCCCGGCAAAGGCAAGCTGAAGCTGAACGGGACGCTTGTCACCTCGTCGAAGATCTTCATCTCCCGGTATGACGCGGACGAAAACAGCCTCATCTTCTACGAGGAAGAGTGGGGCGCCTCGACCACCGAACCGCGGGGCTACCTCTACATCCGCAAGATCGGTGAGCCGGAAACCTTTGCGATCTACAAGGTCACGAGCGAATTCGTCGCGCAGCAGGTAGAAAAATCCACCACCTGGGGAATCCTCGACATCCAACTCCTCGACTCCGGCGCCAAAAACTTCAACGACGGCGACGCCGTGACGGTCGAGTTCTACAGGACCGGCGACAAGGGTGAAAAAGGTCCCGAAGGCAAAGCAGGCCCCGAAGGCAAAGAAGGCCCGGCGGGTGAAGCGGGGCCACAGGGTGAAAAAGGGGCGACCGGCGAAAAAGGCGAAGCCGGCCCCGCGGGTGAAGACGGCAAAGAAGGACCGGAAGGCAAAGAAGGCAAAGAAGGCCCGGCGGGTGAAAAAGGGGACCCGGGCCCCAGTGAGCTCACCGAGAATTCGCACATCGTCTGGAAGGACGGTGGAGGCGTCGTCCAGGAGGCGATCTACGGCGAAGAAGGTTCGGAAGGAACCAGCGACCTCCTGCTCGACGCGAACAGCGAACGTGAACGCAAAAACGGGCTCATCAACCTTTTCGCACGGAACCAGCAGGGCCGACTGAGCCAATTCGTCGTCCGCGCGATCTCGGAAGGCGCCGTCGACATCGAAGCCAAGTGCAAAGAAGTCGCCAGGACGATTCTCAACGCGGCCGGGGAATCGCACTTCATGACCCGCTTCTCGGGAGGGGTGGCATCGCTCGGCAAGAACCGGATCAACTGGGGGGTTGGCACTATCGAATTCCCGGGATCCCAATATTCGGTGACGCTACCCGCCGTGGCGCACGGCCTTGGGACCACGCCGAAAGTGGTATTTGCCTTTCAGATCAGCGAACCGGGGTTCAACATCTTCACGACCTATGCCACCTGGGCCTACACCGAAACCACCTTCGCCGTCAAGGGGCGCGAAACCGCCGGCGTCGCAATCGGCCCCGGCTCGGTGGGGTTCGCTTGGGTGGCGATGGCATGACCGCCGAAGCAGAAACCCTCACCATCTACGTGCGCCTGGTCGGCGACGTGACCGGAAAGGTCTACGCCGAAGAGGCGATCTCGACGACGTCGATCTACAAGGACCCCGACCTTTACTTGGGCTACACCTTTCTGGCGGCTCCGTTCACCCCCTCGGACGGCAAAGCGGACAGTGTCGAACGTCCCGCGCTCGACCCGGAAGACGACAACGTGAAGCTTCAGGTGCTCACCATCACGCCGCTGACCACGGAATTCAAAGGTCACTGGACCGGCTCGATCGAGCACCGACCCAAGGCACGTATCGAACTGTCTGACCCGACGATCATCACGTGAAGGAGACGAATCAAATGGAAGCAGCACCTACTCGTCGTGGACGCGGCCGTGGCCGCGGGCGTGGGCCGGGATCGCGTATCGGCCTCGACTCCAACCCGCTGTCCTCAGGGCCGGCGCGCAACGCGCTCGACGTCAACGGCGGCACCACGGCTCCCGCAGGCGGTCGCGGTGCCGGCAGACCGAAAGGCTCAATCGGCGAAGGCTCGCTCGTCGGGCCCGGCGGTCGCCAGCTCCAGGCGAAAGTGCAGTCGGGGTCGATCACGTCGGCGCAGGCCAAGCGGACGCTGGGCCAGCGGCAGACGCTCGCCAAGGCGCTCGGACCGGACTGGCGCGACAAACTCATGGTCGGCGGCCGGTCCTTCGCCCAGGTGAACAAGCAGCTGAAGGCGAACCCCGGCAACGCGAAGCTCGCCGCGATCCGCAAGAAACTCGTCGCCAACCGGAGCACCGTGCTCGCGGCGGCCCGGGCGAAGAACAAGGCCGGCGCCGCCGACCAGGAAGAGGAGGGCTAGGCGATGGCCCGCGGTCGCGACATCACCACCGGGAGACGTCCGCGCCGCGGGCGGGGCCGCCGCCCCATCTCCCCGCTGCCGATCGACTCGCAGGCGGTCCGCGAATCGTCACAGCTCGGCGGTGAAGCGGCCGACACGCGGGCCACGCTGGCCGCACGGTTCACCGCCGCGCAGAACAATCTCGGCTTCGGCAGCGGGGCGGACAACCCCTATTCCGCCACGGCCGAAAACAAGAGGGCACTGGCGGCCGACCAGCGGGCGAACCTCAACACCGCGGGCAACTCGCTCTACTCGGGGGCGACGCTGAACGCCTCGAGGCAGGCACGTGGGCGCTACGACCGCAACCAGAAAGCGATCGAGGCCAAAGCCTCCGAAGCCCAGGGCGACTACACCCGGGGCGCGGAACAGACCGCCCGCGAAGAGGCCACCGGGAACCTCGGGATCAAGGAAGGCGCGATCTCCCGGGCCGCGGCGACGGAACCCCCGTCGCTCGCCGTCGGCGGTCGTCGCAGGGGCCGGGGCCGACCCACCGTCAAACCGAACAACAACCGCCGCCGCGGAAGGGGGATGATCTAGATGGCTCGACGAGGACGAGGTCGCGGCCGTGGTCGCGTAGGGGGGGCGCGCACGGGGGCCGGACGCGGGCGTGGTCGTGGCAGCCTCGCGGCGCCGCGGACCGAAGGCCAGATCAAGGCCGCCGGGAACGCCGCCGCCGGCGCCGAATTCAACCCCGAGATCCGCGAAGGTCGCGAACAGGCGAAGGGCTCGCGCCAGCGCCAGGCCGACCTTGGCTCGTGGTACGCGCAGCTTGCCGCCGACTATCAGGGCGCCCAGAACGCCGGGGCCGCGGCGCTGCGCTCGGCCGAGGCGACGACCACGCAGCAGCTCGCCGAAGCCGCCGGGCAAAGCGCGACCGATCAGGCGGGACTCTCGGCCGAAGACGCGAAGATCTCGGCCCTCATCGGTGGGCCGGGGGACACCGCAGGCCTCTCGAAGATCGCCAGGGCCGGCATCGCGGCCGCCACCGCGCGCGCGGGACAGGCCGCGCCCGGACTCTCCGAGCAGGCCGACTTCGTCGCTCGCCTCGGCGCCGACAAGGCAGCCTCGAGGCTCGGCGGGATCAGGGCTCGCCAGGATGAGCAGGCACGGCGCGACAAGATCATCGGGGGGATCGGTGCGGCCCGCAGGGAAAAGGGCGCGGCCCGGGTCGCCGACACGGAAAAGATCCGCGAATCAGAGCGCGCCTACCAGGCTGAACTCGCCAAGATGCGGCTCGCCAGACGCGAAGCGAAGTCGGCGGAGGAATCGGCGGCGGCGGAGTCGGCCCTGGCGCAGCTCAAGGCGTCCCGCGAAGCCCGGCAGGACGCGATCGCCAACCGCCAGGCGCAGGAACGGATCGGCGTCTCGCGCTCGAACGCGAAGATCTCGGCAAAGAACGCCCGCACGTCCGCCGCGTCGGCGAAGACGTCGGCGCGCGCTCAGCGCGCTACCGCCCGCCACTACGAAAAAGAGAACGCGGGCGGCCTCACCACGGCGGAAAAGCGCGCCCGCGGGGAACATGCCTCCGATGCGATGTCAGCGGCGAAAGCCCTGCTCGGGATCAAGGTCCCGAAGAACGCGAAGCAGTGGTCGCAGTTCGAAGTCGCCCTGGTCGAAAAAATCGGCTCGAGCTATGCCGCCGAGGCTGCCCGCGCCGTCGCCACGCTGCGGCGCCGGCAGAATGCGCAGCGCCGGGGTGCCTTCGAACGCCGCACGCGGCGCGCCGCGAGTTCGCGCAGCGACGTGAACGGCTCCTCGATCGGGCGATAGGTCGATGGCCTCGGCTCGAAGCGTCCGCGAACACGAGGGCCGCGTCCCTCTTCCGGGTGTCCCCGGTGGACCGCGGAACATCCTCCGTCGCCGGAAACTGCGTGGGCGGAAAGTGTCGACGCCCCGGCCGACGCCGACGCCGAAACGGACGCCGCGGCCCGCCAGGGCGAAAGCGCCGAAGCCGGATCGCGCCTCCCGCGCAGCCGCGGCGAAGGCGAGGCGGGACGCAACCGCCGCGGCGAAGGCAGTCAAGAAAGCGACCGCGTCCCGCCCGATCGAAACGCTCCGTCGAGCCGAAGAGAAGATCGCCCGGACGCAGGACCGTAGGGAGAAAGCTCAGCTCCGCGAGTCTGCCCGCCGGCTCCGTCACGCCCTCGCCAGCGAGGCGGCGTTCACGGCGAGCCGCAAGACGCCGGAAGGCTCCCCGGTCAAGGCCAACTTCCCGGAGCCCGAGCTGAAGTCGGTCGCGCCGCGGGCGTACAAGCGGGCGTTCAGGACTGCCGGTGCAGGCGGCCACGGCTCGTCTCGCGGGCTCGGTGAACCGGAAGACCTGACCACGGCGATCACCGTCGCGGCGCCCGGTGGCGGCTTCGTCGGCGCGCTCGGCAAGAAGGCGGCGCAGGAGGGTGGCGAGGTCGCGCTGAAGGAGCTCGGCGAGTACGTCGCGGGGAAGGCCGAGGCGACGGGGGCGAAGGCCGCCCGCAAGGTGGTCACCGCCGGCTCCGGCGTGCGGGCCGCCGGGCGCCTGGCCGGGAACGTCGCGCGGCGCGCGACGGGCAAGGAGACGACGAAGGCGACGGAGAGCGCCGCGAAGGCCGCGCTGGACAAGGCGGTCGCCCGCGGCGAGAGCCGCGCCCTGTCGGCGTCGGTGCCGGGCCTGAAACTCGGGAAAGTCGCACTCGGTCAGTCGCTCCCGGTGGTCAAGGGCCACGAGGACGCGCTGATCCACAACCCGAAGGGCACGCTGAAGACGACCGCGCGCGCGATCCCCGGCATGGTCACCTATCCGGTCGGCGTCGTCATCAAAGGCGGCATCACGGCCGGTCGGGCGGCGAGCACGGGCGCCCACGCGCTCGGCATCCCCGGCGCCGCCGGCTACAGCGGGAAAGAGATCCTTGCTCCGGTCGCCCACATTCCGGCCGAACAGCTCGACTTCGCCAAGCAGGTTGCGAAGGTCGCCACGAGCGGCGACCCGAAGGAAGTCCAGAAGGAAGTCGAAGACAACCTGGGGCTGACGCTCCCGATCATGCTCGGGCTCGGCTCGAAAGCCGCCGGCGACAAGTTCGGCAAGGGGCGGATCGTCGAGGCGGTGCGGAAGATCGCGGAGGACACGCGGCGCCGCCGCGGCGTCGAGCACGGGCCGGTCGACGGGAAGACGCCCAAAGTCCTTGAGCGCACCCGGCAGCGGAAAGAGTCGGCGTCGGTCGCGGCGAAAGGCCGGGCTCGCATCCACGTCGAGCTGACCGACCGCCAGCGCGGGATGCTCGAGGCGGCGAAAGGGGCGACCCGCTCGGAGGTCGTGCGGAAAGACGTGCTGCGCGGGAAGCGCGGCCGCAAAGTCGACCTCAAGATCCGCGACGCCGACGTGGCCTCGTTCCTGCAGCGGCACCCGATGAAACTGGACGACCCGGTGGCGATGCTCGCCGAGGTCAAGCGGATCAAGAAACGGCTGAAACCGATCCCCGAGGGGATGGAGCCGCCGCCCAACCAGCTCGCGACCCGCGACGTGATCGACTACATCGAGCGCCGCCCCGACGTGCTCGCCAACCCGGACGTGGTTCGGATCGTCCGCGAGTACCGCAAACAGGGCGCCCACGCCCGCCAGAACCCCGACCTGGCGCCGGAGCACAGCGAGCGCGCCCGCTTCCTCACCGCGGCGTCGACGCGGGACATTCCCTACCCGGAGGAGCGCTTCCCGCGGTCGGTCAGGGACATCACCCGCGCCACGCCGAAGCGCGGCGAGCTCGCCAAAGACGTGCTGCGGCGTGAGGCTCAGGAAGACCGGGTGCAGGCGAAAAAGCTGAAACGCGGCGCGAACGCCCTGGTCAAGCAGGCGCACCGCCGCGTCGAGGGCGCCCGTCGCCGCACCCTGCGGGCGAAGGTCAGCGAGGCGGCAGCCGCCGGCGAGGCGGGGGTCCGCGTCTCCCAGCGCGACCGGCAGATCCTCCGGTCGAGCCCGGAGTACCGCGAGGCGGTGCGCGCGCACGGGAAAGCTCGGCGGGATCTCCGCGCCGCGCAGACGCACTACGGCAACGTCGCCCGCGATCTCGGCCACCGGCTCTACAAGGACGGCAGGCTCAGCCCGCACAGCCAGCTCGCCGTCAACGGCCTCAAGGCCGCCGAGAAAGCGGCGACGGCGACGCGCGCCAATCTCGACCGCGTGAAGGCGGCGGTGCTCGATCGCGCCGCGAAGGAAGTCTCTGCCCGCGCCCGCGGCGAGGAGACGGGGCCGCTCGCCGAACTCGGCCGGGGGCCGGTCGGCACGCTCGCCAAGTTGGAGCGACGCGGCGGCCGGGTGCTCGAGGCGGCACGGAACCAGGCGAAACTCGAAGGCGAGCTGACCAACGCCCGCGAGCTGGCGAAGCAGCGGCACGCCGAAGCCCGCGACCTGGCCGCCGGCGCCGCCCGCAAGCACAAGGCCGCCAGTGAGGTCGACGCCGCCCTGAACGACGAGTTCGCCCGCGAGGTCGAAGGTCACCTGCGCGGCGAAGGCGTGACCGAGATGCCGGAGTACCAGCACACGGGGACCGGCCGCACGCACTCCGCGCCCACCTACGGCTCGTCGGGCACGAAGCTCACGGAGTTCCCGGGCAAGTCGAAGAAACGCGCCGGGACGGCTGAGGAGCACGGCCTTGTGCAGGAGGGCCTTGAGCCGATGATCCGTGAGTCGATCGCTCGCCCGCTGTCACGCCGCGAGAGCTACAAAGCCGCGCGCACCGTCCTCGAGAACAACCGTTTCGCGCCGGGCGGCCATGTGGAGTGGAGCGCCCGCGACGCCGACGAGCTCTTCGCCGGCCCCGACCCGGTGCTCAGCTCTGCGCAGTGGATGAAGGTCCCGCGCCAGTTCTACAAACGGATCGGCGACGTGCTCGACGGCAAGGGCCCGGGCAAGGGGATCAGCCAGCAGGACTTCCAGATGGTCGGCCAGCTCGAGGCCCTGCGCGACGGGAAAGGCGCGAAGGGCAGCCACTACATGATCGTCCGCAAGGCCGCGATGGACGAGCTCGTGTCGCAGCTTGCCAACACCCTGATCGCGCCGAAGCTCTCGAAAGCGAACCGGGCGACCTCCTACCTGATCCTCGGAACGTCGCCGGCGTGGGCGGCGATGCAGGTGATCGCGGAGTACGGGCAGGCGTCGATCGCCCAACCGAAACTGCTGAACCCGGCGTTCGTCCGGCGGGCGATCCGCGCCTACAACGACATGCCGGAGGAGAAGCGGCAGGCGTTCGATTCGTGGGTCGGCGTCACCAACCGGACGATCGAGAAGCCAGAGGACTTGAAGCTCGACCTGAAAGCGGGCGACGCCGCCTCTGCCGCCGACGCCTACTCCGCGCTCGAGCGGACGCCCTATGGCCGATTCCTGCGCAGCATCCCGACCGCCATCCAGCGGGTCGACGCCTGGAAGGGTGGTCGCATCCGGGCGCTGACCGCGCTCGCCAAGGTCGACGCCGACCTGAACGGGCACGTCAACCACTTCCTGCGCGGGATCGGCGGCATGGACCGCGAGATGGGGAAGGCGATCGCGGAGATGAAGGGCAAGTCGCTCGCCGAGCAGGCGTCGTGGGTGGCCGACCATCCGAAGTGGGCGACGAAGTACCAGGGCTACCTCGACGACGTGATGGGCAACTGGTCCGCGCTGACGAAGAACGAGCGCGTCGCGGCGCAGGCGATGATCTTCTACCCGTTCATGCGGATGAGCCTCCGCTGGACGTTCTACGCCTTCCCGAAGAGGCACCCCATCCGCGCCGCGATCCTCTACGGGATGGGGCAGCAGAACGCCGAGCAGCTTCACAAGCTGCTGCACGGTGACCCCTCCTACTTCACGCAGTGGGCGATGGTCCCCGTCGACCTCGGCGGCGAAAAGAAGCTGATCGACCTCTCCCGGATCGCGCCGGGCTCCAACGCCCTCGTGGAAGCGCTGGGCGGCTCGACCGAAGGTCCGAAGGGGATCGCGGCGGCGAAGGTCGCGCAGCCCGTCCTCGCGGCCCTGGGGACCGCCATCTACGGCGTCTCGCCCCTCTCGGGGAAGCAGGAAGCCGGATCGGGGTGGAACGCGCTCGCGCAGCTCCTCTCCCTCTCCCCCGTGTCGCGGACGGCCAGCGAAGCGCTGACGCCCGCCGGGCGGAAGAAAGGCGAGGGCGTCGGCCAGGTGCCGATCATCGGCGACTTCTCCACCGAACGGCAGGCCGCGCTCGACAAACTCTCGGCGAAGCTCCGCGGCGCCGGGTCCGCCGAACGCTACGCCCGCTCGCTGGCGATCCCGCCGCTGCCGAAGGACGCCAGCAAAGAACGCGACTCCGCGCTACTCGGCCGGGTCCTGAGCACCCTGCACAAGAACTCGTCGAGCGCCCGCGACGACGTGAGCTCGGAATACGCGCAGACGATGACCAACGCGATCGAAGAAGGCCACCGTCGCCAGATCCCGGCGCTGAAAAAGAAGCGAGACAAGCAGCTCGAATTGATGAAGTCGGAATACGAAGCCGCCGACAAGGTGCTCGGCAACCTCTTCGACCGCTACGGCATCGAACACGCGAAAGAAGACCGCCTCTTCCTGCAGTTCTACGGCGAAGGCAAGTACGGGACCGGCGACTCGTCGAATCCGTGGAGCTCGTCGTTCGGTGGCGGCGGCTCGAACCCGTGGGCGTCCTCCGGCTCGGAAAGCGACAGCAGCAACCCGTGGAGCGGGAAGTGACGCCCGGTGACCGCGAGCTCGGCGAACTGGTCAGCGAGGTCCGCAGTCTCGGCGAACGCTTCGCCGAGATGCGCGAAGAGAACGCGAAGGACCACGCCGTCGTCGTGGGCCGGCTCGACAAGCTCTCCGAACAGATGGCCGACAAGGCGCCGGTCGAGTGGGTGCGGGGAATCGACCGCCGCGTGGATTCGCTCGAGGGCGACCGCGACGAACGGAAAGGGAAGCTGATCGTGGTCGCCGCGATCCTGACCATCATCGTCGGGCCGGCGATCGTCGGCCTCTTCCTGATCGCCGCGGGAGTGATCGCATGAAGCTGGATCGGCGGTTCATCATCGGCGCCTCGATCGTCGGCGTGGTCGGGCTCGCCGCCTTGGTCGCGATCGCCGTCGTCCTCAGTCGCTCCGTCGACCACCGGGAAGCGAAGGTCGAAGAAGCCAACGTCGTCGCCCACCACGCGAAGACGAAAGCGACGACCGCCACCGTCCACGCCGCCGCGGCGGGCCATCAGGTTCACCGGGTGACGCGCTACCTGCGCGGCGAACGCGGTCTGCCAGGCGTCCCCGGCGCCGAAGGCCACGTCGGCGAACCGGGACCGCCCGGCGCCAACGGCACCGATGGGCCGCGAGGCGCCCGCGGTCCGCGAGGCCCCGCCGGCGCGCCGGGAACTCCGGGCGCGCAGGGCGAAGCCGGCGCGGCGGGAGTTCCCGGCGCGCCGGGAACGACGGGTAGCCCCGGCCCGAAGGGCGACAAGGGCGCGCCCGGTACTCAGGGTGAACCCGGCGCGGCCGGTGCCGAAGGGCCCGCCGGACCCCCCGGCCCGCAAGGTGAACCGGGGCCACCAGGTGCGCAGGGCGAACCTGGCCCGGCGCCGAGCGGCACCTACGCCTGCACCTTCACCGGCACGAACGAAGCGGGCGAACCTGTGTCGTTCACCGGCACCTGCGCCTTCTGACCCCCTCGCCGCCCCTGGCGGCTCCATACCGACCGAAAGGAGTCCTCCGTGAAGGTGGACTACACCCACATGACCTCGCACGCCTCCTCGCGCGAGGGGGCCCGGATCCACGGGCTCGTCCTCCACACGACCGAGGGCAGCGACAACCCGCACGGCTCGCCGCCCGCCGATCTCGTGACCCTCGGCAGCGTCTTCGATGGTGAGGAAGCGTCGGCCCACCTGGGCGTCAACGTCAACGGCGACTTCGGCCGCTACGTCGCCGACTCGGCGAAGGCGTGGGCGGTCTGCAACTTCAACTCCGTGACGCTCTCGCTCGAGCAGATCGGCTTCGCCCACTTCGAGCGCGCCGAGTGGTTCAAGGACCGGCACGCGCAGCTCCACGGCGCGGCCGAATTCCTCGCCTACGGCCACGTCCACTACGGCGTGCCGCTCCGCAAGGGCGAGGCGGCCAACGGCGCGATCGTCCGCGAAGGCGTCTTCCAGCACAAGGATCTCGGGATCTCCGGTAGCGGTCACGTCGACTGCGGGCCCGGCTACCCGGAGGGCTACGTGATCCAGCTCGCGCAGTACTTCATCGCCCACCGGCTGCACCCGCGTTCCGCACACGCCGAGACGCTGCGGCGCAAGATCAACGCCCTGCGGCGCCACTACGGGGTCACTCAGATCCCGGCGCCTGCGACCGGCCAGGTGCACGCGCGCCGCGTGCTGGGCGGCGACCGATGA